AAAAATTCACCCCACCACCCGAGAACATTGCTACTGTCAATCGCTTGTGACTTCGACAGCTCCTCCGCTACTTCCCGCCATCGTTGTCTGAGATAGCCCTGTCTGGCAGCGTTCCAGACCTCAACCTTTCGCAGTGTGGGCAAGTGCTGGTGGTACAGACTAATGACTTCTGAGTGTTTGCAATCAGGAATTTTTGGGTCAAGTTCACCTTCAGGTGGACATATATATTCTTTAATTGGTTCTTGGTTATTGGTTATTGGTTGTTGGTTATTGGTTGGTTGAACGTCCGTTGAACGGGAGTTGCTCCGGCGTTCAGCAGATGCTTTACCAGCCCTAGACGCCTGTTCAATTTTTCCTTTGAAATGAGCAATTTCCTTATCAGCGCGGATGTTTATCCAGCCATCTTCAGTCAGCTTAAAGAACTCCTGAAGCACCTCATGTACATCTGCCTCATGTTCTTTTAGACCGATCTGCCGTGCAACAACCGCTATACCGCTGTTCAACGGGCGTTCGCTTAGATAGTAGGCATCAAGCAAGCGCCGGTAAGCAATGTCTTCAATGGGTGAAAGATGCCTTGTGTGGCTTACATAGTCACCAATGTTGAATTGGTAGTAGTGCATTAAAAATCCTCGCAAACCTCCTGAAAGAAACAATCGGCAGGCGGGAGGTTCGCTTTTCGGATGGGAGATCAAGCCCAACCTAGCCGTGTTTCAAAAAAATTATAGTCGATCAAACCATTCTGTCTTCGTCTGCAAAAATTGCCGAACCCCGCCTAACGTTGCAACTGCGGCACACAGGAACAACATCAAGAGGCTTGTTGTAATCACGATGGTCATAGCACTTTGCCGGTTCACCGCAATCAATACAAAAAAGCGTTTTCACAGGCACAAGGATGCCTTTTTTAACAGCCTTTTGAACTGCACTTATGGCTTTTGATGCGCCAGTTTTTTTGCTTTTATTGTTCGCACAAGGAAAGCAGAACTTAGCTGTTGGATATCTGTCAACAATATTTGCGTTGCAAGAATTACACACATTTATCATTTTTTTCCAATCTTTTTCAAAAAAATCTTTGGATACGCTAGCTTGACTGAAGGAGGAATTCCCCTTGTAAGCCAATTGTGAACTCGTTGAAGAGAGCTAAATCCCAGCCGCCTGGCAAGGGCAGCAGGCCCACCAAGAAGAGCAATTAAGTCTCTGTCAGATTGAAGTTGATGTTCTTTGTTCATGGTTGCATCTTAGCAACAATTTGCAAAAAGTCAACACCCTGTTAATTTATTTTCAACAAGTTGTTGACTGCCGCATTGTTTCTTTGTTATAGTTCACTCATGCCCCAACAATTCGTAGGGGTCTTTTAAGGAGATAGCATGAACATTTATTTTGACGAAATCATTGAAGGCTTCCGCTTCACCGGCAATGCCGAGATCGAACCCGCTGAACCAGCCACAGACATCGACCCAGCTTGGCCTGCCCTCGTAACGGTCTACGCACTGCACATCGATGGGTCACACAAAGACTGCATCGAAATCATCGACCCCGCCATTGTCCAACGCATCGAGAAAATGATTGCGGAGGATGTATGACAGTGCTTGAAAACTTTGCCCAGCTCGCAGCTTCACACAGCACCAACTACGCAGACCGCCTTGCCCTGCACATAAAACTGCTTGAGGCACATATCCAAAGCCAAGATGCATTGCTGGAGACATTCCAGCAAGAACTTGACCAAATTCTTATCGAACTTACACAGGAGCAATCATGAAACAAATCGCCACCGCACTGGTTAAGGCTCAAAAAGCCTTTGGCCCTGCCCTCAAGACCAGCACCAACCCGCACTTTCGTAGCCGTTACGCAGACCTCTCAGCTTGTGTTGAGGCTGTCATTGAAGGCTTGAACGGGGCTGGCATTGCCCTGATTCAGCGCACCAGTGAAGACTTGACAGGGGTCACTGTTGAAACTGTCTTTATCCACGAATCAGGCGAAATGCTGGAATGTGGCAAGCTGCATGTCCCTGCATCGAAGCAAGACCCACAGGGGTACGGCAGCGCCCTGACATACGCGAGGCGCTATTCCCTGATGGCAGCTTGCGGCATCGCACCAGAAGACGATGACGGAAATGCAGCAACCCGCAAAACAGCACCAGCAGTGCCAACGCCCGACATCACTGACCACTTGCTAGCGATTGAAGGCAGCGGCAACGCAGACCAACTAAAAGAAGTTTACAAAGACGCTTTCGATGCCTGTGAAGGCAATCAGGTACTTCAGGCCAAAGTCATTGCAGCAAAGAAGGCACGAATTGAGCGTGCTAAACAGGAGAAAACAACATGAGCGAAGAACAAGGCACAGAATCTTGGTTTGCTGACAGGCTGGGCAAAGTCACCGCCAGCCGTATTGCTGATGTACTTGCCAAGACCAAAACGGGTTACAGCGCCAGCCGCACTAATTACATGACGCAGCTAGTGCTGGAACGAATCACCCAAACCCGCGCCGAGTCTTACTCTAATGCAGCAATGGCCTGGGGTACTGAGCAAGAACCCTTTGCTAGAGCTTCATACGAGGCGCATACGGGACAGATGGTTGAAGAGGTTGGGTTTATACCTCACCCCGATATTGAAGCCTCTGGAGCCTCGCCTGATGGCTTGGTGGGTGACGATGGAATGGTGGAGATCAAGTGCCCAGCATCCAGCACTGCCCTTGAGGTTTGGCTGTCTTTCTCTCAAGGCGCTAATCCAGTGGATGCCAAGTATTACGCCCAAATGCAGTGGCAGATGCGCTGCGCTGATCGGTCTTGGTGTGATTACGTGGTATTTGACCCACGGATGCCAGCCAAAGCCCAGCTGTTTGTTTACCGAGTTGAGCGCAATGCTGACTGGCTCAAGATTACCGAAGAAGAAGTCCTGAAGTTTTTGGCAGAAGTAGATGCCAAAGTAGCCGCCCTGAAATCAATCATTGGAGAATGAAATGTCAAAAGTTAGCAAAGAAATTTCCTGCATCGTTGGTGAATATCGCAACAGCGAAGGTCAAACAAAGAAGCGTTATCAGCGAATCGGGTCTGTGATTGAGACTAAGAACGGTCCAATGTTGAAGCTCGATGTCATCCCGCTGCGTGAAGGTGGGTGGGACGGCTGGGCATACATGAATGACCCAAAGCCACAAGATGACCGCCGTCAAAAGCAAGCTGAAGATTTCGAAGACATACCATTTTAAGGAACCAACATGAACGCAGCCAGCATTGAAAGTAGCGACCGCCTGAATCGTGTGCTTAATCTGCTGTCTCAGGGTGGCGAGTTCACCACCTTAGACATCATCAAGTCAGCAAATGTTTGTGCGGTTAATAGCATCATTGCCGAACTAAGGCAAAACGGTTTAGACATCAACTGTCAGCGAAGAGGCGATAAGTGGTTTTACAGATTGGAGACAAAATGAAATATACATACTACCCACGCAGCCACACCAAGTCACTGGTTTGCCGAGCCGTAATAAGCATTATTGGTGCAGCCCTTTTAGTCATCGCAGGAGTTGTCCTCATGCTGGCTTACTTTGACGTTCTGGTGAAGTGATGTTTAAGTACATCTGGACAGAGTTTCGGTTGATGATAAAAACCGTCACCCCAGCGCAAGCAGTGGCGCATGAGCTGCTTCACGCAGAGCATGAATTGCTAGCCGCTGAATCTGGGGCTGAATATGCGAATGCGCTTATTGCGTATAACAAAAATCGGGTCAAGCGCTTGAAGGCGTACTTAGCAGCACCAGAACCCAAGGAGCCGACATGAGTGAAGAAGTTCGCAAGGTCAAACCTTACCCCATCGTCCCTGATGACATCGAGCCAGTGCCAGACCAATGGCACAAGATTGGCGCGTTCATGCTTTGGTGTATTTTTGCGGTGCTGCTGGTGATTTGCTTGGCGCTGTTCTTTACTGGCATTTGGGTTTGGAGTCTTTTGATATGAAACAAGAAGACATCATCCGCATGGCGCAAGAATGCGGATTGATAGGCATGCGCCCACACTTGGACGGAATTTATCAGGAAGCACTCGCAGCCTTTGCCGCGCTTGTCGCAGCAGCAGAGCGTGAGGCGTGTGCGAAGTTGTGTGAGGGGATGGAGGAAAACAATCTTGAACTGCGGTACGAATACAGACGAGCAGTTTTAAATTGTGCAGACGCCATCCGAGCAAGGGGGAATACATGAAAACAATAATTGAGATGGCGCGTGAAGCGGGTGGCTTTCTTAGCGAACTACCTATGGGTGATGCTTGGTTGTTTGACAAGGAGGAGCAGCTTGAAGCCTTTGCCGAGCTTGTTCGTGCTGATGAGCGCGAGCGCATCATTGCCGCAAATGCACCTGAGATAGAAAAAACTAACGCACACATCAAAATGCTAGAAGATGAAATTGCCGTCATCCGAGCAAGGGGACAAGCATGACCAAAGACGAAGCATTGAAGCTGGCGCTGGAGGCGCTGGAACATGCCGCGTATTGCGTTCAAA